CTTCCACCGAATATGGAAATAAATTACGGGCGGCCGGGGAAAGTTTAATGTCCTCTCCCGACTCGCCCATAATTGCAGTCTTTACATCGTCTGGATGTAATTGTGGAAAATTTTCTAGTATTAATTCGCGTATTTGGTTTTGTAACCGGCGACCTTTGGCTTTTGCGCTACTTGGCCTCATATAACCTCACTTATTTATTTTGACTTGTTGACTACGCCTGGCAAATTAGGATTTCTATCTACGTATTTATTTTCTCTGTTGTATTCTGTGTATCTAGAATCAACTTTTTCTAATTCTACAACGTATTGACCTCTCATTACACCATCATTAAACTCCGTAGCAGCTTCACCACTCTCTTTTTTGTCTAAGAGATTTGGAATAAATCCTCTTGAATATGTTTTATTAACATCAAAGTGATTAACCGCAACAGAAGCATCACCTTCGGCCTGTAGTCTTGCTTTATCAACTCCGTCGGCAGTTGAAGTTTCATACAAATTTAAAAGATCTGACATTTTATTTCTCCACTATTCATCAAACTTAATTATAAAAGTTTGGTCAGTATATTTTGTTCTTGTTAAAGGACCAGATAATTTGGCTGTTGCAAGTAACTCATTTTGGTCATTATATAATCCAATGGATGTAATATAAGGATTAGCTGACCCACTATATATGTAATCATTATATGTTTGAGTGGAACCAGAAATAATTTCATACGCGGTTGGATTGTATGTTGAATTATATTCACTTGGTTCTATTTTACAAACTACTGTATGTTCATAAATAGTCAGGGTGGAGTTAAAAGTGGTTGTAACCACACCACCATTTTGTATTCCCATACCAGACCCAGAGATAAAATTGCCAACAGTACCACTATCTCGTTGAACACAAGCTAGTCCATTTTCATAAAATATTCTACCAATTGTAGCACCAGAACCATTTAGTTTTAGATTACCTTGAGTATCATCTTGAATATAATCACTATCACCATTTATATCAATTCTAAAACTACCTTCTTCTATCCTTTCACCAAAATACAATGAACCAACGTTCCAAACAAACATTGATTGAGAAGGATAGAAATCATAAATGTCTACTTCAAAAAATAAATTCTTAACAGAATAAAACAGAGGATATGCATAAGAACCACTATTGGTTTGTGGTCCTAAATCATTAGTTGACGTTGGATAACTTGAATATACAGTAGTTGGATCAATAGCTAAATTGATATTAAACCCATCAATTAAACTAGAACCAGAAGTCCATTCAAATGTAAAAGGGGTATTAACTGATATTTGTTCTTTAGTGTGGCCTCCGCCAATTTTCTTGAAGACCGTCATTTAAAACTCCTCTAATAATCCAACCTTACACGAATCAATGCTTCTTTTGTCAGTGATTTTTCTAATGGACGACTTAATTTAGATACGGCCAATAATTCATTTTGTGTATTGTATAAACCAACGGTAGTTATATAAGTTTTTGGATCATATTCAAATTCTTCAATTTGAACTGTATCATTTTCACTAATCCACGTTGGATTATTAGAAATCGTTGCGTCAGTATTTCTTAACCTAATAAAGAAATGTTGTGAAGAAATTATTTCGGCTGACCTTGCTTGGAAGTCTGCACCGAGAACTATAGCACGATGTAATCCGTGCCAGTTAAATTGGTCTGAGTAAACACCACTAGTACCCACTAATGAACCCGTAAATGGTTCTAATGGAGCAATTGTATCAGCAATGGTAGTAAATGCTGTAGCTGACCCTGTATTTTCTTGTCCAGCGGTTACATCTCCCGGCCCACCTGTTACTCTATCAGTAAAACCAACGGTATCACTAATAGCACTTGGGTTAAGAATCATAATTCCTTTGAGTGGATATAATGTTCCATATGACTCACCATTTGAAGCAGTAGTACTGTATATAGTTGATCCAGCAGAAGAAATTGAACCAGAAACAATGTTGAATGTATTACCACTTCTAGCGGATTCTAATGTATTTCCTAGTGTCGCGTTACTATCATCAATAAACGTAAATTTACCATTAGAACCAGATAGAGTTAAAACAAAATTACCGGGGTCAACCATATTTCTATATCTAGCTCTAGCAATTGATATAGCATAAATGTCTTCAGAAGTGGTTGAACCACTGAATTGGAATAAAGCGGTTTCGGGATCATCTAATAACAAACTTTTAAATTGATAATAAACAGCTTGTGTAGATCTAGTAGATGTATCACTTTGAGCTAATGTTGGTGAACCAGAACCGTAAGCGTGACCATATGCTATTGAATATTGAACTTCTGCGGTTGAGTCAGATGCTGGATTTTTGTCATATACATCTAAAAAATAGTTCGCGGCAGCTTTTCCCAATTGTGTTGTTGATGTAAAAAAACTAGACAGTGACCCTGTATTTCCAGACCACATTCCCGTTGTTACTTCTACATCTCTGGTTATTATATCGTTGGTATCACCCGAAGCATCATTAAATGGGTGAAAAATTGAATCTCCATGTGGCATATTTATTTACCTCTTATTAAGCTGGATTAATTGTTATGGTTAAGGTTTTTGTAACACCAGTTTCAACTCCAGTTATTCTAACTTTTGTAGTTGTTTGGCTATTAACACCGAGTTTTGCTTCTATTGCAAAACCTGCACCAGCCGTTAGTGTTTTAACCTGAGTAGTTGAGTAGTTTCTTAGTGTGCTAACAGGAGTAGGGCCTGATGTGGTCGTAGTTACGTCCACTGAAGTATCTACAGACTCCAGTGTTGCAACGGACGTTGGAAAAGCTACGACCCCAAGTGGCTCCCCACCTAGACCAACCAAAGTCGCAATGTTTTCATTAAATAGTGTAATTACATAATCTTCTGAGCCGTCAAGGTTGGCTGTTGATGGACGAATTTCAGCGCTAACATAATCCGCCAACTCGGCTTCGGCTCGAGCGGCGGTTGTTGCAAACGATTTTAATGATGATATCGTATAGTTTCCGGTGTCAGGATCCTGACCCTGAATAGAAATTTTCGGTAAGGTAACGTCTTTGGTAGTACCAGACCTTAATTTATAACGAAGTGCTTGTGATTCATCTGGAATGGCTTCTAGAACTGGCATACTCTCAATAATATTTGAATAGTAGTCTGTTCCCAATGGGTGAGCAGTATTGTATAAACTATAATCAATTTCATCGTCAGAAACCGCCCATTTGGTAATTGTAAATTGGCCTTGACTTAAGCGTTCTCTTCCTAGTTTTGTAAGAACGGCGTCAACTGTAATTACGGTATTATCTAAATATGCCATACTCAAATCTCCTAAGTTGTTCTAATATAAGTATTATGTATTACTACTTTAATCACAGTCAGCACAAGGTTGTGGTGTTCCGACTGTTAGTGTATTTGTTTCACTCTCAAATATTTCATATGGAAAAGTATTAGATCCATATGGACCGGGAATAGCTGTACTAACAGTATTTGTTGTTCCTAAATATGTTCTTCTAAGACCACCAAAGGTTTTGTCCCTACATAATTCAAAATGTATATGACCGGGGAACTCATTTCTATATCCAATTGGGACAACTCCATAAGGAGTTGTTAAGTCTGTCAACACACTAACTTTATAATATTCGATAGAACTACCCGTGACAAATTCTGGGTCGGCTCCCCAATTGGTATCTCCCGGTTTTAATCCAAGATATTTTGTTTTGCCTGGTTCTTGATAAGAACCCGTTACTAAAATAGCCCTGACAGCTTTTTGATAAACTTGTCGTATTTGTGGAACGACTCTCCAAAGATTTTGTTCTTCGACCGGAGAATACAATGTTTCTGTTGCGGTTTGTTTGTAGAAGGCATATTCTGTTCCTTCATAAGTAACAATGTCTCCCCTAATATATGTTTCACCACTAGTCCAAGTTCCTCTATCTCTAGGACCACCACCCTGTTGAACAAATGTCATAGAACCTTGTGTATAGTTTGGAACAGTTCTATTAGTATTAACATAATACAAACCTGCGCCATTTGTAAAATATGAATTAGCGGCAGTTAGTCCAGAAAATCTGCCATTTGGAATACTCCACAAATCACATTTTGGTCCGTATCCAATTAAACTAGATTCAATTTCTGCAGATAGATTTTCAGTTGACCTATTAAATATTATTCCCTCTAGTGCACCGAATGAACTGGTATTTCCTAATGTTTCAGAAGAAATAAACGCGTTTTGACCAAAAACATTTATTTGACTTTCTAAAAAGTCATATTGAGCAGTTAGTGATGAATAATCAGTTGTAACAATGGTAGAGGACCAATCATTTAAAGTTATTGAAGAGTCGTTATTACCAAATGTTGTATATATTTCTGTAGACAATAATTCTTCTGCTGGTTTCCCTGAGAGTGCATTTAGATTTACATCAAATGAATATACTGCATCACGTTCAAAATCTAATGACCTTCTGGACGTTTCACCACTAAACTTAATGTTTTCTTTGTTGTTGACCTTTGTTCTATTCAAGATATTTGGTCTAATAACAATTCCTTTTCTCAACTTTGACCTAGCAGGCAAGAATTGTTCTATTGACTCATAGAAATTATTTAAGAACTTATCAAAGAATCTAACAAAACCATTGTGATTTATGGTTGGTGCTAATTCTCTAATAAATACAGTTTCTAATGCATCTAATCCAGAATAACTTTCTCTATTTGTATCTCTTGGGTCACCCAAATATTGACCAAGTTGTATATTACCAAACGAACGAATAATTTCTCTGTCAACTGCGTCCACAGGTGATATAGAAATATCCAATTCGTTTGTAGCTACACTACTAGTCAGGAATTTTTCATACACACCAACCGTTGTGTCTGTGCTACTTAATGACATTGTTGCTGGGGGATCGGGTGCAATTCTAATCATATCTGTAGTATCTGATGCAAAATAAGAATTTTGTGTTACAGATCTGATTATTCTTGATGTATTATATAATGGTGAAGTTCCCACTGGGAACTCTCCGGCTGTTATATTGGTCAAATCTAACGCAACTGATTTACTTACATAAGGACTTGTATTTGGAATGGAACCAGTTGTATTAACATCCGTTGGTAAGTTAAATGATAGTCTAACATATAAGTCTTCTAGAGAAGATGTATAAGTATTACCGGCATACATACCGGGGTTTTCTGCAAACTCAATAAACTTAGCTTCTGTTATTGTGTCTCCCCACATTCTAAACTCGTCAAGAGAAGCACTTGTGTATTCAGCACCACTAGCAGAAGCGGCGGGAATACCGATATACAGTTCTTCTAACCCCGACCAATCAGCACTCATACTCATTTGAGTTTCTTGTAATGATTGTGTGAAGGTTGTGTCCTCGTTTTCTATTTTTCTAATGTCAAGTATAGCACCAGCACTATCATATTTTAATTGCAGTGAGACATAGTTTGCGTCAAACAAATCAAAATAACTACTGGTGACCAATGCAACCGATGCAGACATAAGGTCAATCCTACCTGTGTTGGCATAGTAGGTATTTGTAGAACCGTCTGGATGATATGTTGCTTGAATTGTGTAATCATTATCAAATCTAAATACAGGTTGTGTTCTGTCGTCTATTAAAGCAAAAGTAGATTGTATTGTTTGTGGTTCTCTCAAACTTGAGCTAAATGGAACAACTAGATATGAACCACTTGGAACATTTAAAACAAAATCTTGTTCAGTTGTAGTTACTTTCTTTGGTTCTAAACTTGTGTATCTGCCTGATATATTTTCTTTTATTGTAATTAAATCTGGATTGATTCCAAATACGTTTAACAACGAATGAACGGATTGTTTTGTTCCCTTAGTTCTTAGTAGGAATGGTAGTGCGTGTAAATATCTCTTATAATATTCATTAGCGATATCTTTGTATGGGTCATTTGTATTATTACCCGTTACATAATTTATCAGCTTTTCTACACTGGCAATACTTGGAGCGCTAATTCCAAATGACTCAAGAACCTTCTTAGCCATATCACCAGAAATTTCTTCGTCAACCTTGGGGTATCTAGAAGATATATTTTCTAAGTTTGTAATATATGTTTTTACATTATCAAACTGGTGACCAATCATTTCTGTAAAGGTTACAAAATCACCAGAGAACTCATCTTCTTGAATATACGTTGGAACATTTTTACTTAGTATATTTTGATTGTCATTATCATAATCAGTAGCAATCACACTCATTGATGTGTACCAAGCAGATGAGGAATCATGTGTAGTTGCTAATGGAATTCCTAATATTTTTGGATAGGTGTAGTCATCTGTTTGATATTGTGTTGTATTATAGTATTCACCATTTGATGCAGTATATTCTAGTCCTGTTCTAAACCACAATTCTTTTTCATATCCATCAAAACTACGCATCAACTCTTGTATCTTAATAGATGTATTAATTGAACTGTTAATGGCCGTTTCATCTACAGTATTGCCATTGTAAAGAACATCATAAAGATTAGAAGAACCAGTTAATTCTAAACTAGCACTACCAACCGAATCAATTGAAAGAGTTCCAAAAACTGTTTCATAGCTTCCAGTATCGGCAGCGGATGCAGAAATATTAAGATTTTCAATGTATATTGGAGCGTCTAAAACATAATTCTCTATTTGTTCTAATTTAGCTTTAAATACATCCAAACGTTTTTGTGCCGACCCAAATGTAACAAAATTTTCAAAATTAGAATAGTCTACATTTATATCAAATCCTGAGTTATTATTATACAAACTTTCTAATATATTATTTGTCACATAATTTCTATATTCGCTTATTCCTTGCAAGGTTCCTTCACCACCAGCAATATTTGGAATGAGTTCTTCTAAGGTAGCGGTTACCCTAGACAAATTGCCAATAGAAACATTTTGAGCGGGTCTTAATTGTGGAACCAGTAATTCTTCAATAGTCAAAAAGTGTAATTTTTCATATACACTACTTAACATTTCTCTAGAAATAAATGCACTTGTATCTATAGGATACTCTGTTGTATCTAATGGTTCTAATAATTTTAATGCAATTTCTGGATATCCTGTAATTGTTCCATCTTCATCATATTCAACCTCACCTACAGATTTCCAATTTAAAATTGGAACCTGTCTATCATTACGAAGATTGAGTAATGTTTTGGCAACACGCATATCATCGTAATAGTCATCGAATTCCGGTCTGAATTTGGTGAGAATTAATTCTTTTAAAATACTCTTAAGAGGAACAGTTACGTGTTCTTCTACTGTAATTTCAAAATCAAAAGATACAAGGGTTCCCGATTGACCATTTATTGTTGTGCTTATAGGACCACCACCGCCGCTAGTATTTCCGCCGCTAGTATTTCCGCCGCTAGTATTTCCAGTGCCAGTATTTCCGGTACCAGTTCTTCTGCCGCTTTCTAAATCGCCGCCATTTTCATTTTGTTCGTCACGATGTTGTGGCATTATGTAAACTCTGGGTTAAAAGGCTCGGTTAATATACGTTTCGTCGATGTCACCGCTTGGAGACAAATCAATTAATGTAATTCTATCATCACCTAATGTTTTTATATCTGGGTTGGTTACTGATATTGACCTAAATTCATAAACATCTTGTAAAGTTGTAGTGTATGGAGTTAGACCGATTCGAACCAAATTTGCACCTGTACTTACTCTTTCTGTGGTTAACAAAATAGGAGAACTGGGATTGTCTATTCCATCTTCATATATTGAAGTAACATCATTTGGTATCGTATACCAACTTGGTTGGTCGGAACCATTAACTTGTCTGTATTGTAAATATGTATCTTTTGAATCACCTTCAGTTGGGTTATCTACATCAAACTCAAGAACAAAACTAATACTGCCCGAAGCTGGACCATCAAACAATACCTCTCTAACTCTTAAGGCCAAAGGTATAGACTCTCCCGCTTCTAAAGGTTGACCATCATCATTAAGATAAAAAGGAATGGGTCTGGTAGCAATAATGTCAACCACACGAGGAGGTTGTGCTGTATTTAATGTAAATAGTTGACTTGGATTGAATGGTGGGTCAGTTGGTGGTGGGTCAGTTGGTGTTTGTTTTTGTAAGTTAAACACGGTCTGTTGTGTGTCTAATTGTGAAGATACTGGGTTTCCGTAATCATCAAACAATTGCTCTCCCAGTTCATCACTCAAATATGCATAATGAGTCAATGTTAATCTTCCGGTGTTACCAACACCCATCTCCCCGCGTATTTCTACTGGTATGTTTGGTGAGAACGGACCAAACGTTTTTGTTCCGGTTGTACTCTGTGGGTCAGGCTTTAGACCACCTATTGTTAAACCATCTATATTAACATTAACTCCCGAAGCATTTATATAGAATGCATAAATTTCATCTTCTCGTAAACTGGCACCAAAGGTGTCGCCTGAGGAGGGGTCGAATTTATATACCAATACTCCAACCTCTGGTATATCTATCTGTCCATTTTCTAATACATTTATATCTTCTGAAAATGTTTGTTGACCATTGACTGTCATTCTGGTCATATATTCTTGTCTTTCCTCAACAAACTGCCCACTAATTAATTTAAATGGCAACGAAGTATCAGTCTCTAATCCATTAAGACTACTTTTAAAATATATTTCATATTCATCATCAACATCACTTCCAAACCCAGTTCTTTCAAATTCAATAAAAAAGGTATTTGGTCTGTTGTCATCAATAAATCCTTTTACTAAAGGTTGGGTTCTAAATACACCAACATCAAGAGGGTTTTTTCGTACTCCAAATAAATTATTAGATTTTTCTGGAAAATCTACTACTTCACCATCTTTTAAAAGATTCACCTCTAAAGTAACTCTAGATACAGACATATTTTCAAAAGACAATACACTATTTTTTAATCTAAATCCATATTGACCAGTTGATAAACCGTTTAGTATAAAATTTCTTAAAAACTTATTTGATTGTACAGTTCCATCTAAAGATTGTAATACATTTTTGTTTATACGAATTCTGAAATTATATCTGTCATTACTAAAATCACGGTAATCTATTTCTGTATTATTTATTTCTTCCCAATCGCCATCTTGATTTTGAGATTCAAAAAATATTTCGAATAGTGTGCCATCTCCGGTTTCGTTAGTTTTAGCAGGAAATTTTATTTTTATGTCAGGTTCATTGTCCAATTCAATACGATATCGTTGAATTACGTCTTCATCACCGTCTTCAGTTGGAAGATGACCGTTAGTATACGTTCTCGAAAACTTAGTAGGCTCAGTTAGTAAGGTAGTTATCTTGTCGTTATTATTAACTGTTGCATAAAATTTTACTGGCATTTTTTCACTCGTTAATTATAAATGGAATTTGACCTGATGCGTTCAACCTTAGCTTTACTTCATGATCACCCACAACCGAATCTAATATTTCATCCAATTGTTTTTCAAATCTATCTTGTTGTATTCTGTATCTGGCGCCGCCGGAGAGATTTGAACTTTTTTCTGTAGCCATCCAATCACTTATATCATACGCTACAGTTTTTAATATATGTATGACATCATTTTCAAAATCATTATAACTATAACTGTTCTCTATAAAATCTGTTTGAGTCTGTGTTAGTTTGTCTTCTACATCGTGATACATCGAATCTAAAGTATCGTCATCTTGTGGATTTATATTTTCTAATAAAATTTCACGAAAATCATTAAAATATATAGAACTAGTAGTAAACTGTTCATAGTCTCTAGTAATTTTATCGTCAAAATTTACAACTCCTGACCCATCTGTTTCTGGAGCGGCGTGAAGCACAATTTCTGTTCTTGATGGAGATACAGATTTTATTCTCCAATTAATATCTTCATATGTTCCAACTTCATCTGCAAAAAAGTTTATAACAACATCATAAAATCCAGACTGTAATTCACTAAGGTAGTTATCTTGTATATTAATTGGTAATTGTCCGTCTTGATTCCACAAAAATAATTCAAAATTTAACATCTTATCTGTTTCGTCTACATCTGTTAATTTTATAAACGACCCACTTCCCTCTGATATACCTGAATTAAACGGTATTGCTGCAGAGTACACAAGAGTTTCTGTATTGGGCACATAAAAATGCATTTCAATAAATTCTCTAGGTCTATCTACTCCAAAATAAAAATTAGATTCATCTCTAGAAATTATATACTGGGGGTCCGTGAGTACACGTTGGATTTTTTCTCCTATTTGTATTCTTGGGTCACCAATATTTTGTTTATAATTTGCAGAAGTAAGCATTAAAATTCCTCAAATTCTGTATTATAGATTTCATTAAAATTTCTTTGAATTATTTCAAATGTATTAGTTCTTAATTTTATCAATTGTGGTTCAAGATAATTTTGTTTTACCCTTTTAACTACAATTCTTTTTACCTCACTTGGATATACAGCCAATTCTGGTAAGGTTGATTCTGTAGATATTGGTTCTAAATTACTAGTGACTCTAGCAACAAATGTTCTTCCATTTAAATTACTCATACAACTTTAAACCTAAATGGTTTTGTTATCATTGTTTCACTACCTAAAGTAACCTTTAACTTTAAGTCGTAATGTCTGTTCTTGTATAATGGTGTTGTATCAACTAAGACATATGACGCAACAGTATCACAATCAACGTGCGAGTATTGGTCAAATGGAACAACCGTTGTTCCTGACCCAGCGTCAACAATACTAAATTGTGAACCAGATGGTAGATAATATTTGTTACTGAATCTGGAAGTATTTGTGTATGTTTTAGCAGGATACTTGTCTCTTACTGTAAAGTATAGTTTTGATTTGTCACCTTTTGTGTATTCTGACTTTAAGTTCTTTGGTGCTAACTCAATGTCAAAATTTGATAGTTGTGACAACGAACCAGTTGTAAATGTTTGGTTTAACCAAGCAAGTTCTAGTCGTGGTTCGTGTACTGTGTGTGTTTGTCTTGAGAAGAATCTAATGTTGCCTTCGTTGTTGTCATCTTCCTCCGAACTACCCGTAAAGAATAAAATTAGTCCATAGTTGTCGGTCAGTGATGACCCAGAAATCATTGGAGCAATCAAATCTGTTACATTTATTCTTAGTTCATCATTGGTTAAATCGGTTACGGATTGACTGACCACGATGTCGGTTAGGTAGTCACTTCCACTAGCGTTCCAGTATGACCCACTTGTTTTTGTTCTCCAAGTCACACCATCATCAGAAACGAATGGTGTTTGCATTGTATATCCAGAACCCTCGTTCCAAGAACTTGATACTTGACAGATATACACTAACTCATCTTGACGAAGTTTTTCTGAGTGTGCAACGGTCAAGTTAAGAAAGACCACAGATGTTGTAGGCGCTCCCTGTAAGTCGGTCAAATCAAATTGTATTAACGAACGGACAGCGCCATTAGTGTATTGTCTGTCATTTCTTAACTTACCGACTTCTAGTATCTCATCGTATCCCGTATTTAAGGTATTGAATACTTCATAGATAGTAGCGTCCTTGGTTGGTTCTAAATATACTCTACTCATTGTAGTGCCGTCCCTACGATATCGTTTTGTGGGTAACGTAACTCAAATATACACGGGTCTGCGGATGGGTATATGATGTTGTTACTTCTATTTCCACCATTTACTAAAACATTGTATTGATATGGAGCATAATCGTTGCCATCACGTTGTTGGTATTTGTTTACAATATCAATATTTGCTATTGACTGAACACCTTCAACATCACAGGCTAAAATTGCTACCAAATCATCTATTATAATTGGTTGGTTAATATTCCAATTATCAATATTAAAATATTGAGCTATAGCATCAGAACATCTTGCTAAAACTTCATATGAATTATACCCTTTATAAACCACAATAGTGTAATTTACTCCAATGGAAACTCTAAATGCATCTAGAATATTAATTCTATCGGTCATCATTCTATAACCTTGTAAAAATCTTTTTACATTTATTTTTACATCACTATTCAAACTAGTTAATCTTCTATCACTATCATAACCCAACATATATAAATTTACATTATTATTTACAGGACTGTCATCTACATATATAACATCGTTATCTATACCACCATCTTCACCTTCATTATCTTGATACTTTTCTATATCACTGATGCCGGCATCTTTTATAGCAAATACTTTAGCCACCGCTCCATACTTAGAAGGCATTGACAATATACGTTTTTCATAATCTTGACTTGTTACGACCCTTCCTTGTGCATTTACAAACCCAATAGCAGCTTGTCTTAATTGTTCTGTTGTTGGACTACCAAGGCCGCCAGTTGCAGGTTCTTGATTAATTACTGTAATACTAGAAACCATTGTATTAAACGTGGAGAGGTCTGCAGGACTGAGAGTTCTGGTTTCATTTAGAACATTAATATTATTAACTTTGGTAATTGTTCCAGATGGAACGTTAGAACGAAGTCCATTAGAAATTCTATATCTAATGGTTAACGTTGTGTTTGCTGGAGCTAATCCAAATGAATTACTATTTGTAAAATTAAGAGTATCAAGTGAAACATTGGTCATATTTTGTAGATACTGTTGGTCATATACAGATTTATAGTCTGGGTTTTCATATACATCGTCTAAATCACCCGTTCCTGACCCAAATATTAATTCTATTTTGTTATCTCTATTCAATCTGGTAATAAACCTACGATTTGTTTTAACTCTTTTTATAGTATAAAGGGGTGCTGTCCTAGAATTTAGCACACTAGTTATAGTGTCTTCAAATCTATAATCTTGCGACAAATTATCTACCTCATACCAAACATTACCCTCATCATCTATCACAGATACTATTTCAACTACATTTGAATCTGATATTTCTATATTTAGAAATTTTGTAGGATTGGAGACAGTGTATTCCAAAGTTTTTTCGGTGGCAGAAACAACTGTACATTTCTTTGTAAGAATATATGTGGTAGTTAAATTTGTTGTATTATCTACCGAAAATGGTCTAGAATCTAAATTAGTACTATCAGCAAAGTCACATATATCTTGAGTCAAAAATGTTCCGGCATCAAATTGTGTTGTAGCTCCAAATGTAGACCCAGCGTCAATACGAGGTAAAAATTTAGTATCTAAATTTCCATCGGCATCGGCCGGAACAAGAACAGACAGTTCAACCTTACAAGTGGATGGTGATGTCAATCTTGGTTTAAATCCCAATCCCTGAGCAATTGCAATAATATTTTCTCGTTCTTGTGCATATGCTAATAAACTTTCTCTAAAGGAATAGTCTGTATAGTAAGAAAGGACATCTCCAATATAAGAAGTCATATCAATAAAGATAGACCCCGGAGAAGCATCACTAAAATCTTGATAGGTATCTGGAAAGTAAAACTTAGCAAAATCAACCAAATTTTTCTTAAACTCAGAATAATCCTTGTTTAAATATTTTACCTGTTTTTTATCTACTAAATTAGACGACTTAACAGTTGAAGTTCTATTGATTGCCATTTAATATCCTCAAAATTGTATCAATACTTCATCACTGAAGTTAGGATTTTCAGATAACCTATATTTTACATACATACTAGCTCTATAATTATTTTTATCGTCATCTGTTGGTTGAAAAACAAATTCTTCTAATTCCAAATATGGCATCCACCTTTCTACCGCCTCTCTGACAACACGTTTAGCTTCCATAGAAAAATCATCATTGTTAAAATCAAAAACCAATCTATGAATATCACAACCAAACTCTGGATTGTTGAATCTTTCGCCGGGGATTGTTAAAATTAAATTAATAAAATTACTCTTGACCTGTTCTAATACAGTTTCGGATGTTTGAAAGTATCCTCCTGTTCCTCGTTCAAGTGGTAATGTGAATCCCCTAGCCATTTATTAGATTCCCATTTTTTTCATCAACGCACCGTAATCTTTATTCATTACATCAAATACTTCTTGGTGTTTTTCTGTAATTGGACCACCATTAAATGATTGTGGTAGTGTTGGTGGTTGACCGACTTGGACATTTTGCGTATTAAAATTAAACGAGTCCATGTCCATGCCTAACTTAGATGTAAACATTTCTCTAAGTGATTCTCTTGTCATGTCGGTTGCGGTTGGTGTTCCTGTTCCACCAGTACCTACTTGAACAGATTCGGTTTGTAGTTGTGGTTGTGGTCTATTAGAAGCCATCATTAAATCAAACATTTCGGCTTTGACTTCTTTGATAATCTCTGCCTTTTGGTGTTCAATTTCTTTTCTAACAAACTCTCTGATTAATTTGGATAATTCTTTACTAGTCATAATGTACTCCTATGTTCCTTTATAAATAGTTCAGTCTCTTATTTTAACTAGGTTGCTTTCTATGTCAAATATTTTTAATAACGTACTAGATACTTTGGCAGCAACTGGAGGTGATAGTGGCGCTCCCGGTGATGCGGGAGTAGTTGATAATGTACGTATCATATTCAATATATCTTCTAAAACCACCTTTAACTCTTCATATTTTGCTACTGAGTTATCACCCGATATGGTCCCTAAAAATATTTTACCAACAGCCGGATTTAAATAAATATTATTGCCGGCGTCAGCAATTACATTTCTATTGCTACCAAAAATACTATCTCGTTCTGATGAAAGTATTACATCATTGTCTTTTGAATTTAAAACAATTCTACCACTATTCAAAATTGCTTGATTTTCAGACAGTACAGTTTTATTATTTCCCGTTCCATCATCTATGGTTTGTTTATAATCTGTTATTTCCAATTCTTCTAATGTAAAAAAATTAGAAGAAAAATAAAAATTTATATCTTGTTTTTCTGACATAACAAAACAAGAAGAATCTAAGTTTATATCTTCTACTGTAAGTGCGTATGAGGTGTCAGTTGTTGTGTTTGAATTTTGTTTTTGACCAACTCTCATGACTAAAATAGCATCAGTTTTACCACTATTTGTTGGTCCCAGTACACAAATTTCTTGTCCATTATCATTTGTAGTTATTTGACAGTTTTGATTAAATGAATCTTGCATTTGTGAAGAACCAAGACGTATTGTAGCCCCAAAACGATTTTGAAAAATTATATCTCCATCAAAATATTTTAAACTGTTTACATTTTCTCTTGGGGTGTAACTTGAATTAAAAAGTGGTTCTTCTGGTATACTACCATCCGTTTGTTGTAATATATCATTTTTAGCTTGTTCACTCTGTATAGTTCTATTTTGTTGTGATTTAGCTCCCCTAAAACGTTCTATTGAATTTGGCAAAGCATTATATTGCAATGTTTTATTTACATTTATCTTTTTTGTATAATAATGAACATTTTCTATTTTTTGAACCAACACAGTTTCACCGACCAATGGATACTCTTGCATACTAATATCCATTGGACGAGCACTGAATAGGCTTTCTCTAGTGGTGTGGTGTCCGCCCATTCCGGTGTATTTGAAAAACACAGTTCCAATATTAAAACCATCACCAGAATATTCTGGGTGTTCTTCATTTACAATTATATCTTGAACTACAACTGGTTGTGGGGTTGGGCCAAAGGGTGTAGAACGACCTCTTATTTCACTATCAAAAAATAGATTTTTAACCATACTAACTTCTCAGGTTTTGCAGTTCTTCCTCAACCTGTTTTGCCTCTTCTTGCAACTCATCAATCTCAAAACTGATGTTACTGAGAAGTTGGTTCTTTTCTTCTTCCGTTAGTAGGTCAGAAGTGGATGACGCTTTGGCACCAATGGACATAGCTCTTTGAGCAATCTGTGCGACACGAACAATGTGTTCGTCGTTCTTAACATTGACCTCCATAAAATCTTTTATGATGGGTCCGAGAACAGTTGCGTCTTCTGGGGTTCTGATTAGCTGAACTAGCTTTGTTATGTATGTGTTTATTTGTTGTCTTTTACTTTCTGTATTTTCGTAAATGTCTTTGAAAACACCAGATAAAGTTTTGTCGTCAAATATTGGCTGTTCCATAGTAAATCTCCATTTACTATAAATATTTACTTGTCAA